CGATGGTAATTCGTTTACATTACAATAGCCTAAGATATTGCTTCGTGCTTTCTGTATATAATGAAGCAAAATCATGTCTCTTGTGGCATCTGCACTTTCTATCTGCAACAAATTCTTCATCAGGTCAATCTGTTCCGTCATTCCTTCACCAGCTTTCCATTTGATTTACTTTTCTTTGCCGTTGTAGCTGATACAATAGGTGATTCTATCAAATCGTAACTTTCATTCTCCATTAACCTTCTCATCAGCGCTTCATCGGTAACTTCCCATTTCAATCCGGTTTCTTTATGCAAAAACCACATGCCTATCCCTTCCTTTCCTTATTAATAAAATCCATAGTAGCTAAATTCAAATGGGTAAATCGAACGATCAACCATGCAAATTTTAAATTTCCAGATGGGAATTCCCTTTATAGAAAATGGCTGCGTATAGATAATAGGTAGATAAATAAAATGAGGACTGTCATTGATATACACTTTACAATGATTTGTAATAATAAGATTCAATTCGTAAACAACTTCACCTAGGATGATTTCTTTCTCTGTTTCTGGTGGCTTCATCTCAATGATTCCATTGGAAGATACGATACGCCCTAGCATCAGCTCCGCCTCCTTAAAAATGAAAAAGGGCATCCCTTTTCAGAGACACCCTGTTCGTTATGTATTTATGCTTTGTTGGCAGTAAGAACCGCTAATCCTTCTGGTTTGATACATTTTGCTCCGTATACTTGTAATCCTTTCACCGCATCAGAAAATTGCTTTTCTGGACGATATGCTTCTACGGACTCAATTTGACCTGCGAAAGAGATCGCTGATTTATGTCCAGCGATAATTTTGTACTTTGTCCCTGACACATTGGGAACGTTATTCGATTTATAAACAGCCATCCCATCAATGTCTCCTACATATCCGGTACGCATGACATTGCTGTCTTTTGTGAATCGAGGGTCTTTCACTAACAAGCCATAGAACCAGGCAGGAACTACGACAAATCGATCCGTTTCCGGCACATCATTTTCATCTAAGATGACACCCAAATCCACTAAGTAATCATAGGCATTATCCTTCGTTGGCACAATCGGAGTTGTATCATCGCCAATGATATTGGTTGCTTTTACTTCGGTATAAAATCCGGCAATATACTGGTCAGCCACATTCGCTAATCCATAGGATGCCTCCGTAATTCCAGCTTCCAATAAATCCACATTCGCCTGCGCTTTATCGACATCATCCACTTGGAAATTAAAATATTTCGCCTGATCAATCGTCAATGTTTTCTGTGTAGAATCTAATTCCTGCGGATTCCCGATTCCGGTTGTTTTATCGTATGTACCAATTGTGACAGCTCCAACCGAATTAATTTTCACCGTAGAACCTTGTCCGGCAATTTCGCCTTCATAATCTGTATTCACACAGTTCCCATACACCAAGTTCTTTTTAAACCCTTCATTTAAACGTGCGCTCCAAATCGTAGGAATAAAATTTGTTACTGACATATGTATCACCTAATCCCTTCATTATAATTTTTGTTTTAATGCCTGTTTAATGCTGTCCCAGTTTTGATTGATTTCATCTGGAGACATGGATGAAACGGATTGCCATGTAATCGTGTTACTTGCGGATGATTGAGGAGGCGTATACCCTTCGCCTTTTAACCGTTGTTCGACCGCTTTCTGAACGGCCTGTTGAAACGCTTCTTCAAGTACCGTCAAATTTTGCAATGTGGAAGCTTCATCAACTCCAATAAAGTACTCAATGAGTGTGAACGGCAAGTTCTTTTCTGTGGCTGCTTTCATCGCTTGGTTCATTAGCACTTCTCGTTGTTTCTCCAGCTTCATCTTTTCAACTTCCGCTCTCAATCGTTCTACCTCGATATCTCTGGCATCTTTTTCTGGAAAACGTTTCTTAATTTCTGTATCAATCAAGCCTTCCAGATGATTCGCTTTCCACGTTTCCAGCGACTTGGCCGTTCGCTTATCTACAGTGGAATCCAGCCAGCTCATTCCTTCTTTGTTCGTTTTCAAGAAATGCTCCACATCTGCCACGCTCATTTGATATAAGCCCTTTAGATATGTTTGCACTTCTTCGTTTTCTTTGCTTTCCTCGATAAACTGTTTAACTTCTTCTAAATTCATCATTATTGCCTCCTTGTTTTTTGCCCTTCCAACTCATCAGAACCGGAAACGCAGAATGATTCGCCTCATAAAAGGCATAAAAAAAGTCCAAATAACATGTGATTGTTATTGGACTCAAATTTGCATTCTATAAATAATGCGATAATAATGCGCTAGGATATTGTGATAACGACTATATAGTAGAAGGGGTAGTTGGAGCCGTTCCCTCATCAGTTTGATTCCTCGCTTTTTCCGCACGATACTTTTCCACCTCCAATTTCGGATTTTCAATAAACGGCAGTAAAGTTAGCAATGTTTCTTGCGAGCATACCGTCTGCAATTTTACAATCACATCCGCAATGCCCACTAAATCAGTCGGCAGGTTCCGGGTGAACTTCACCGAAACATCCCGATAGTCATACACTTTGCCTTCTTTCTTCTCCAGATAGATAAAGAAGTTTTTCAGTCGCTGTTTGATGACCTTTTCCATAATAGCCTCACGCATGCTCACTCGGTTTTCCAAGTTCAGCAACTTATTTCGCAAGGCCAGCGAGGACGTATTACTGCTCCAGTTTTCATTAAAATTCACCTCATCCATTAAGTCGTAAATCTTTCTCTCCAAATTATCTAACTCGTTTTTAACAAACGAATCATTAATTTCCTTGGTCAGCCATGATACTTTGCCGCCGCTTGGGACTTGAATAATCCCCATCTTCTTCATATTCATCAAGTCTTCTGCTTCCAGCTTTGCATTCTCTATGATTAAATACGCATTGCGATGGTCAGCAATTTCATTCACCAAGTCAGAATTCAACGCATTATACGCATCAAATAAAGAAATCACATCCTGGAAGCCGCTTTTTCTTTCCCCGTTGGCAGGGCAAGAAATCACTGGGACTCTTCCAAAGATGTGATTATGTTTTCCGATATATTCGATTTTCGTTTTATCTGTCACTTCGTAATGCAGAATGTCCTGTTCCGTGTAAACATCGAGATACGTTTTGGGATCAAACTTTCGGGTGAATTGATGAAGCGCCAGCAGAACATTATGGTCTGCCGTTCCATCTTCTAATATGTAGGCATTGAGTGGAGTTAAAATGGTAGCGGAAAATTCGCCGTCTGTGTTGATGTAATTCAATTCATAGCTTTCGCCATAAATTTCACTTTGCTTTCGGAGATTGAGATTATGTTCTTTGTCCCAGTGGCTCATGTGGCGGTCAATTTTATCAATAATCTCTTTATCATCGGTTTTAGATACATAGTTCACAGGCTTCCCTAACAAATAGCCGGTTTCATTATCCACGAATTTGCGTGGGAAGTTGAAAACAAGTTTGCGGTTGCTACGGCTATCCTGCATTGCATAGTCGTGTAAAACTTTATGGTTGCCTTCGTAGTAGTCTTTATATTGCTGTTTAGCGGCAGCACTCTTGTTCAATTCATTTAAGCATTCAAGTATTAGACTTTCGGTAATTTGCAAATAATCACGTCCTTTCATTTTAAAATCCAGAAGAAAACCCTTGTGTTTCTATTAAATTCCATTTACACTAAATATATAATATATAGAAAATTAAAAACAAAGGAAGGGATTTGTATGGCTAGAAGATATCAATCTCCATTTAACGGTAAAAGATATGTTGTAAATACTAATCCTAAACACAAAGAGATTCATGATTTGGATAATGAACATACTTCCTGCGACATAAATAAAATTACTACGTCCCATATCAAAATGTTGGATACATATTCGGAAGTAGAAAATTACATCAAGAATAATCCTGGATATGATGGTTGCTATTGGTGTTTAAACGAACTTCATACAAAGTAATAATCCCGGAGGTAATCACTATATCTATCAATCTTTGTAGTGAATTACCTCTTATTTAGAATCTTTTAGATAAACCTGTACTATTCCGCTTTTTGTATGAGCAGGCGATATTTCATGAACATTATACCCTAACTTTTCGCATAATTTGATGCTATCAACATTTATCAAACATAAAGGAGGTTTTTCCCCATGTCCACAGCAACAGCCCATTGTTTTAATGCCTTTATCATTTAGATATTGAATTTCTTCAGCGATACAGGAATCAACATATATATCATTTTCTCTTGGTGGTTTTAAGTCATAAATCACATGTACTTTTTTTAAATTCCCTTTTTCACACATATATCTAATCTTCCTTTCTTTATCATTTTTAACTAAAAAAGCAGTTTTCTTTCATAGAACTTTAAACTCTTGACCGCTTGTACTAACTGAACAGCGCCATATAAACTATCCGGCGCATCATCATATTTGCAATTTTTGTTATAATCTTTTATCTGATTGTTATAACGTATATTATCCCTATTGAACAGAATATGTCCCTTTTTAACATCCGGCTCTAGACTAATAATTCGTTCATGTTTCTGACCTTTACTGTTCACACTCTCCACCGGAACATAAATCTTTGCCTTCCATAGTTCCTCCTCAAATTTCTGTTTCATATAACTCTGCGCCTGTATCGTTTCAAATCCAATTTTATCAACCGGATATGTTAGTAATTTGTGAATAATCTGTTTAAACAAATCATCTGGCAACAACTTATACACATTTCCATCAATAACATAGCACTGTTTCGTTTTTCGATGCTGTCCTAAAATCGTAATGGCTGAATAATCGTTTTTCTTTCCAGATTTAATCGCCGGGTCAATATACATGACGATCTCCATCTCTTCAAAATCCGGCAGTCGATCCCAATACTGAATATGCTGGAATATGTATTCATCTGTAGAGCGTGGGTCATTTTGCAGTTCCTTATAAAATGACTTCTCCCCCATCGCTTGCTTCTTACACATGAGGTAATAATAATCAAGATACTCATCCCACAATATTTCTGTTCCTTCCAGCATCTCTTCTTTATGAGCATGAAAAAAAGACAGGGCTGTATTTATCCTGTCTCCATCCTGCAAATTATTATATAAGGCTTCCCATTCACTCCATAAATCATCTCGTTCAGAAAAGCGAATGACCGCCGACTTTTTAATACTGCGAACTCCTGGTATTTTTCCTTTTAACAAGTCAGCCATTAAGTCTTCTTCGTTTAATATCGTACCGCAGATGAGAATATTAGTATCCCTTGTGCCGATTGGCAAGACAACATCGGTGAATGTATTTTTCACTTGCTCACGTTTTGTTTCGGATTTTGCAGTATCATCTTTAAGCAAATCATCCAGCAACACTAGCGTTGGTCTATGCTGTTTATAATGGATACCACGCAGTGAACCATCAATTCCACGAATCATAATGCAGGAATCCAATCCACCGCTGCTCTTTATCCAGATTTCATTATTGTTCCAGCGGTTCCCTTTCTGGATGCCAAAGTCCTCAATCAGTAATTGATTGTTCTCTAGCTCGTCTTTAATCATATCGAGGAATGGAAGCGCAATTTGTTCGGTAGCCGAAATAATTAGCGTAAACTGTGACTTGTCATAGAGAGTGGCATACAGAGGAAATAAAAAAGAGTTAATCGTGCTTTTGCCATGTTCCCTTGGCAATCCAAAAGCATTGATTAACCCTTTATTTGATAGCATATATTTGAGTTCCTGAAATAGTTCCCGATGAAACTTGCCGAACTTGCGGTCGAAATACTTCGGGAAGTAACAGAGAGCGAAAAATTCAATGTCCATTTCACCGATGAGTTTTCGGAGTTCAGAAAAGGTGAATATTTCAGCAAGTTGTTTTATTTTATCTGGAGAAAAGTATTTTTGCATATATTGTTTAAGAAGATGATTTTGACGCTCAAATTCTTGTTCCACATTCAATTACATCCCCCCTTTTGAGTAGCAGAACCTTATAAACTTATAGTAAAATTAAGGAATAAATAAGATAAAGGAAGCTAGATTATGATAGATATTAAAAATGTTATCTCTAAACTAAAAAACAATAGACCTCTTTTTCACTCTGAAGCAGATTTTCAATTAGCTTTTGCATGGGAAATCCAAAGCCAGTACCCTAACGCACAAATCAGGTTAGAATATAACTATCCCTATGTATCGAATAATGTCTATCTAGACATTTGGGTCAATTACAATGGCATTAACATTCCAATTGAGCTAAAATACAAAACTAAAAAGTCATCTTTTATTATCAATGATGAAGCATTTAATCTTAAAAATCATAGTGCTCAGGATTGCGGAAGATATGATTTTATTAAAGATATCTCAAGGTTAGAGCAAGTTATCTCTAAGGAAACACATTCTATTGGATACGCAATTATGCTTACAAATGATAACTTGTATTGGAATGTCTCTACCAAAATCGATAGTGTAGATGCTGCTTTTAAAATTCATGAAGGTAGAAATTTGTGTGGTGCATTAGCGTGGGGCGAGTTAGCTTCTGCTGGAACTAAACGTGGCAGAGAAAGCGAAATCGTCCTAACTAATTCATATAACTTAAATTGGAACCCTTATTCTAAAGTTTCTGATTCTTCAAGTGGTGAATTTAAAATTCTTATCGTTGAAGTCAGCTAACACAACATTATTCACCAAAAAATTCATCGAAAATTTTTCTGAAGCCTTTGCTGGCGGCCTGATTCCATTAAATAGAAGTACCCCTCCCCTTCGTAGAACATAAAAAGAGCGGTTATCTCTACCACTCCACGCTCTCTAAAGCTTCATCCATATCTTTTTGTGTTGTTAAGGTGTATATATTCGTTGTCGAAATATCGTCATGTCCGAGTATTTGCTGGATGGTTGTCAACGGTACACCTTGTTTGACCAGGTTATATCCAAGCGAGTGCCGTAGCTGATGCGGTGTGACTTTTACCTTTACCCGGTCGCCATAATGCTTCAATATCAAGTTAATCGCATTCCGCTGTAAAGCTCCTCGCTGTCCAATTAGTAAGTAATCCGAATCACTCTCCGGCCTGACTTCTAAATATTGAGCAATAGCTTTCCTTGTGTCCTTATTTAATGGAAGGGTTCGTTTCGAGTTTCCTTTCCCTTTTACGGTGAGAAGTCCTTTTCGTGGAGTCATTTGAATATCGGTTAGCTGAATATGCGTGAGTTCACTT